AAATGTTGTTAATGCTCCAAATTGATAAAAAGGAATCTCATCCTCAACAAGATTAATTTCAAAAAGATGTTTTGAAAGAGGAAAATAGATCAAATCACCTTCTCTTGGTTTAAATATATCAGAATTTTTTGTATATACTTCTTGTCTAAATCTAGTGATTGAAACTTGTAAGTCTAATTTATCAGTAATATCAAGTCCAAATTTTGTAGCAACATCTTTTTGACCTTGGAATTTAATAACATCCATGACATACATTTCAATCAAATAAGCCTGTTTAAACTGAGATAAAATATCTTCTCCAAATATTCTATCCAATTTAACATATTCTCTAGGGATATAATAAACATCACGACCAGTGGCCTTGATTGTCTCAACTGTTAGATCATCCAACAGTCTTTGTTCGTTTCTAAAATCTCCAAAGTATGGATTTATTGCCATATTAACCTACAAAAAATTCTGGTGGATATTCGTGAGATTGAATTAATTCGTTTTCTATTTGGGCAATTTCACCAGAAGCTTCTGAATATATTTGCCCACCCTTCATACTTATACCACCTGGTAATTGGACTCCATCATATTTTGCCATATTCGCTCCCCATTGTCTTTTTATGAGAGCAGTAACATATTTTTTAAGAATTCTATCATTATAAATTTTATTATATTGTTCTGGATCTATTATTACATAAGTCTGAAGAATTATATAATCTCCCGGATTTATAACAGATAAATCTCCGTGTATATGAATTCTTCCAGTAACCTTGCTAAAACTGAGTGCTTTTTCTGGTTGAAAGAAATCTTCTATGAGTTTAATATATCTTTTGGTAGAATCGTATGCAGCTAGACCCATTGCATGACCATTACCAACAGAAGTATTTACGCCAAAGTAATCTACTAGAGCCAATTGATATTTAAGATCAAACATATCAACATTGGCAAAGTTTCCGAACTGGAATAACTTAACCACCGATAAAATATCATTACCATCAGGACCATCACCACCAGGTCCATTTGTTGGGCCTATATTTGCAACATCAATATACTTATTGGCTATATCCTGTGCAGTTATCTGATATCTGAAGAATGCTTTTTCAGCACCATCAAAGTGGTATTCAGCAAAAAATTGTAAAGCTTCATCTAATCTGTCTTGACATTGGGAATCATCCACGTTAATTGTTATAACGGGATGGCCTAGTGCTCTGAGAGCATATTCGATGATACTTTCTCTTGAATTTGGTCCAGCCATTAAAAACTCCTTATTTATTTATAAGGAGTTTCTATTTTCATTTAGGTGGTTGTGTCTGTTTAGACTCATGTATCGTTACTGGAATTTGTTGAATTTCGTTGTAAGATACTTTATTTTCTATAAACCATCGTCTAGTAACTGGCTCAACACCCTCATCTTCTTTTGAATGTTGATAGTTGGAAAATCCAGGCATCGCCAATGGACAATTTAATTTAGGATAATCTAGTTTAGAATATTTCTCGGCCTCTGACATAAGCCAAGTGCCTTCTTTATCCCCACACCCACAGCCACCACAGTAGTGTTTACCGGGGGTAGTGGATTCCTTAAGATGCTCACATGGTGGTAGAACACCACCGTACTTTTCTGTACCAAAACAAGATACAACTCTCAATTGCTTAAGAGGAATATTTACTTTATTGTCTTGGAGTCCTCTTGATGCCACTGCTGTTGCGAAACTTTGGAGCATTGACATCTTTTTTTTTATTAGACTCTGCTCTTGAATCTCTTGTTTTCTAAATTGTTGTTTGTTTTCTGCGGGTTGGTTGTTTTTATTTTTATTGCAATTACATCCCATAGTAGACCTCATGTTAATACTATTCTTCTAAACAAGAAGAAGTTCACTGTTCTATTTATAACAAATGTTATATTCTTTCCAAAACTTTCACCCGAACCTAAAATTTGACCATATAATAAATTCATATTACCAAACATATTGGCTCCTGTTGGGAAAGCCTTTAGGTATTTGTCTGTAACAAAAGTCGAAGAGCAGAATGTTTTATCAAGTTGTAATTCAGTCTGTAGCGCAGTATTTGTTCTATATTGTTGGGCTAGGAACATCATTTCTACAATTGATGGAACATAATAATCAATAAATCCATTTCGTAATTTACCACGAATTGTATTAATTGTTGATGATTCTATTCGATTATTCTGATATCTATCACCATAACAATTCATATAACCATCATAATATGAATTTGTAAAATTATTAATTGGATCTGATGAATAAACTAATGGTGCTGTTAAGAAATTTTTATTAACAATAATTGCCCATTTAGAATATTCTGATTCAGCAGAAACATCAACATATGTTGGTGATGGGGTTGAGAAATTCAATGCACCATATACTGTTGATAACGTCGTGGCATTTGGTTTCTTTGGTGAGAATTTACCAATATAGATACCACCCTGGAATTCATCACCGACAGAAAGACCAAGAGAATTAAACTCAGCTTCAGAATAAGTAATAGGATTCAGATAACTATTATTTTTAGTAAATGATTTTGGTGTATATGCATGATCACAATAAGCAACATCAGCATCAATTGTTGATGGATTTACCCAATATCCAGAGCATCTATATTCTGGTTGAACAGAACATGAATATTCTAAAGTTTCTTCATCTAAAACGTAACATGGCCCCAGCGGATCTTCCGCAAATGCGTCTGTAGTTGATATAAGTCTAGATGTAACTGTCGTGGTTCCACAGGATGCTGGATCTACCCCAGCGACAATTGATTTCCCACAAACTTTATTTGGAATAAAAACAGTATCTGCGAATGGATCATCTGGTCCAGATTCTACTATTGCTAAATTAGCACATGCTCTTTCGGAACATACATTTTGACATGTTACTCCATTTGGAGAACCATCCTGTATAATAAAAGAACAGCAAGCGTTTGGTATTCTTGCGTCTATATCATATTCTACATCATCAATAGTTGCTCTTTTGTGACATAAAGATGGATTTAAATTTGTCTCACTCCAAATACCACCTATACGATTACATTCACATTCGGTTATATCTGATTGTATACCAAATGTACCATTCCAAAAAGTTGCATTTCTATCGTATGGTAAATTTGATACAACTGCTTGTCTTTGTGAATCTGAAAGATATGCACATGCACAACAATAACCTTTTGTTGCTGATGTCGGGCATGGAGCGTCTGGATCTGTTAAAAATGTTCCAGATCTAGAAAAACATTCATAAAATGTTATAGATTCCGAAGTACCATCAGCAAAACAACATTTACCTGATTGCTTCAGTTCTTTACCATAATCAAAAGTACTTCTTATTCTGGATCTAAATTGAATACTCATGATGGATTACAATCTTCATATTCTGAACAATTTATTACTGAACATTCCAACGGAACACATATTGATTCACCATCTGGTGTGGGTATCAATTTATTTATAAACTGAGATGCGAATGCCGATGGACAAGTTCCTTGAATAACTTCTGTTGGATATTCATATAATGCTTCTGGGACTATAACTTGTCTGCCTTCACAATCAACAACACCTTGACCTTCTATGTTTTTGTATGTGTAATAATTGTCTGGAAATCCAAAAAATCTTTTATAGACTTCATCCAAATCAGAGAAACCTTGGAAAAAATTATTAGCAACAGTTTGTAGATCTAAATCTCTTGAATCTGACCCATGATTGCATGATTTGTTTGGTGAAAGACACCTATTAGAAGATCTGAGTTCCCTATAGGGTTCATTTATTGTATCATAACCATCTGGTGTTATTGGCCTATAATTACTAGGATCAGTTCCAACACATGGCAAATATTTACCACTTATAGACGCGGATTGATTTTTGCTATCATCTCTCGTACATTCACCAGAAGGAGCACGATTGCAAAAGGAGTCTTTGTTAAAAAGTTCCCATCCATTGCAATAATAAGTCTTGTCATTAATACTATATGGTTTTAATTTTATTAGAAATCCTGATGGGAAAAATACATCATATTGTGGTCGTCTACCATCAATAGTGGGTGGTCTTATATAATTTGCTTCGTAACTATTTGTTGGGAAATTTATAAAGGTAAAACCAGAATTTAAAAGAGCATTATATATGTACTGTCCGTTACTGTACCAATTAAAATTATAATCACATATTTGACTGTCGGTACAATTCGGAACACCACAGCAACCGAATGTATATCGACTGCGGAGTTCACCTTTACAATCACAATCTGTATTATTACCACAACTAGAAATAATTGCGGCTGATCCAAAACCAGGATCTCCACCACAACAAGGTGGTTCAAGAGAACCTAAACCAGTTGCTGGATCAAAAGTTCTTTTATAACAAAGTACATTTCCTCCCAATTCATAAGGCCCAGCCCCGGCAATTGCACAATAAAAATTTGATTCATAATCAGTATTTACATATGAAGAACATAATTCACAATTTTCTGTTTGGTCTTGGCATAAATCAGGATCATTGAATTTTATAGTATAAAAACCGTCAGCTGTTGTGCTTTCCTGAAATGAAGTTCTATTTGCATAATCTACTGCTATATTTTTTATATTTTTTGGATCGCTATCAGAACTATTGAATAAATCTGATTTATTGTAATTATTACCGACCATTGTTGGTTCATGTGCATTTGCATAAACAATAAATCTTAATTTATTTTTAAAATTAGTAAACCTACCTTTAGTAAAATCACTTAAACTACCATTTATTAATTCTTCTGTTTTATCTGATTCATTTTCGTCGGTAAAAATATAATCTTTATAATTTGGTAAAGTAACACAGAAATTATATGAATATGATGGTTCTGATGCTCCTGATTTTACAAGATATTTACCCACAGTTTGTGCTTGTAATCTTCCATTTGGAACATCAGCGGGATTATTTATTGCTCCAAGATAAACTTTAGTGCCATAAGAATCATAAAAATGAGTAAACGAAGCTGGTGTTGTTCCATCTGGTGTTATAGATTCTGGTTGTTTTATTGTAAAAATACTATTACCTTCTCTGGTTAATACATCAGAATCAAAAATAATAGCTGAATCTTTCGTATATCTTATTGGCGATTCTTGAATAGAAAAATCACTATATTGTGCGACTCTAGTGCAATTACCACCGAAACACGATTCTATAAAATCTCCTTCATAATCCATTGTTAATGGATGTCCAATATTATAAGCATTAAATGGGGTATCTCCAGAAAGATTGCCACCCAAATTAGAAAAATTATTTAATATAGCATGATATTGATAATATCCAATATCGGAAATATTACCAAACTTACTTACAGCTACACCCTCAGACACAGGAACTGTATTAATAATACCAAAATCATTATATCCAGCAAATCTATATAATTTAAAAGTATCAGATATTGTATAATTGGTAACAACTGATTTATTATATAATGAAAACAGAGAACCACGAACTGTAGTAGGTCCATTAGAAATATAAGTTAGACCTAATGCTAAACTATTGGTATTATAGATAAAACCATAATTTTCTGAATACTTCATCGTATCAGGTAAATTTGATAAACTTCCTGATATAGATCCACCGTATCTAATTCCTATATCAGTTGAATGATAATATCTTGGTGAATCAACAGATTCAGGTGATGGATATATGTTTCCGTTAGAATTTGTATTTGCACTGAAATTTAATGCTTGTAAAAAAGTTTGTTCGATTTCAGCACCAACGGTACTTTTAGATGTTATATCATTTATTCCTTTACCCCGTGTATTCAAACCATAAAGAGGACAATTTAATTCTTTTCGTAAATCATCTGTTGTAAAACTAGGAGAAATCCCATAAGAATCTGTGTAATGTTTATATGAATAATATTGATTTTTATTAATATAACCATTTAATAAATCTTGCTCTATAGCTATCGCCGTGCTTCCAGCATCAGAATCTAATTCGGCTAAATATCCCCAATATCTACCATCCTCATCTGAACTATTTTCGTTAAAATCTGTTCTAGCTGGAATTCTTGTTAAAACTCCAGCCTGTCCAAAGTTATTTTCATCTCCAACAAAACTAAAATTTCTAAAATTTGCATAATTTTGTGCATAGAATTTTGGATACCAAGTTCTTAGAATATAAATTCTTAATGAATCATTAGTATAATTTCCGTCGATTAAAAATTTAAATTTAGAAAGATCTACTGTAAAACAAAATTTTAAATCTTTTCCTTCATTAATAACATGGAAACCAGGTCCAGTTATATCAACATAAAAATCTTTAACTAATACACCAGAATTAACTATGTACTCATTTCCTGTAGACACTTCGGCATAATTTTTAAATGTAATTTTTTTACCAAATGTTGATGATGAATCATTTATTGTATGTTCATTATTTATTGTAAAAGTTGAATCTAGTGCTGGACATCCATCTATAGTAAAAAAATCGTTACGTATATCACAATCTACTCCAGAATTACATTTACATGGATTATCGGTGCATGTTGAATCTGTTGCTCTGCCTGTGTAGCCAGCTGGGCATCCTGTCTTAATATCATCAACCTCAATACATGGCTGATTAGTATCAGCACAATTACAACAAACACCAGGAACAGGTATTGCACAATCTGCACACGGACCACCATCATCGGAGGTGCAGTTATTACAAGTTATAGATGTACAGGAAGCACCACTAGTAAAATTTCCTCCTAATAGATCACATATCGTTTCTGATAAATCCTCACAAATTGTTTGTTGTTTACCAGATTCACAATAACAACAAGATCCATTAATTGATGTTGGTGAGCAATTAGGTAAAGTATCTAAACAAATATTAGTAGGGCATTGACTATTTTCATTTAAAGAAATATCAGCTGTCCAGACACCACCACTACAATTTTCTTGTACTGTAACTGAACATTCTCTAGTATTATTTACACATTTACAACAGTACCCATAATCTGGGGAACCGATACATTTACAGTTGATATTTTCACACAACTCACCTTCACCCATGAACACACCGCCATCAGCTTTGCATTCATTTAAGGTTTTTTGTGAGCATTGTTGATTTTTACAACAAGCACCGACCTTCACATTTTGCTCACAACAATCAACTTCTGAACAAGCTTTTCCTACAAAAGCTACACCCTCTAAAATATTTTCACATTCTATTTTAGTAAATTCATCACCAAGACACACGCCATCTTTACAACAAGCTACTTTTTGATTTTGACATTTATCATAACATAATCTAAATTGATTTGTAGCGGCTGGATCTTGACTTGCTCCAAAAGAACCACACGTCACACCAAATAAGAACTTACCACCAAATGCTAAACATTCGGCGTAGTTTGCATCTTCGATACATTGTCCATTAGAACAGCAAACACCAAAGGTAGAACCACATGATGTCTCGCATGGCTGTAATGGGTTAAATGTACCACTTAGAATATCACATTGATTCTTTGTCACATAATCAACACACTGTGTTCCTGTGACTCCTCTATAACAACAAGACCCAAGAACACCACGAATTTGACAATTTGTTATTGATGCATCAATACCTCTTGCCGCTACTGTGGCGTACCAAGAAGTACCTTGATCGAATGATGTTAAATTTAAAATTGATTTACCACAGGTAAGATAATTCTCACCATTTTCAAAATAAACATTTGAGGGGAAATTCCAAATATCATCACTTTCTGTTATTAATGTAAATGATACGATTTCGCTTGATTTAAAATTACCATTGAATGCTGAAATACCATTTGGTGTTCTTACATAAAACACACCAGCATCATCAACATTTAATACAACTGGCTGTGGTGTTGATGTTTTATACGTTGGTGTTATGTATTTTACTTTAGATCGTGGTAAAAGTTTAGAGAAACTTGGTGATGCTGGAGTCGATCCAGATTTTTCAAAATTTAGAACACCGTCATAGAAATTACCAGAAGTAACTCCGATTGTTGTGCTTGAGAGTTGATTATTTTGTTTTAGATAAACTAAAGTATTATTTGTTAGACCAAATGAATCAAGACTACCACTGCTTGGTGTATAGATTGAATCTATAAAAATAGTTGTTGCATTTTCGCTAACAACAAGAGATCCAAACCCACAAAGACCTCTCATTACAAATGAATTAGTATTATTACCAGATGCTAATAAACTAGCAGTTATGGCATCACTACCAGGATCTAACGGATCTTTAATACTAATAATTGTAGTATCAGAACCAGTAGCACCTAAGAAATTACCAGAAACAAGATATTCAGTCCCATCTGATAATTCTACTGTAGCGGTCTGGCCTGTTAAAAAGACATTTAAAATATATGGAGCAAGATTACCAGTAGCTCCTGTAGGACCGCCTAGACCACCAGTTGGTCCTATCGGACCCTGTGCTCCCTGTGCTCCAGTTGCTCCTGTCAGACCTTTATTTAGAGTTTGAAAACCAATTGCGCTACTTGACATAATAATATTTATCCGCTATTTAACCAGGACATGAATTACAGTTACTAAATTCAAAATTATCTAATACACTTTCTATAGTTACTGAAGAAGATCCAATAATGATAGGAATTCTTCTTACTGGTCTAAGTTTTGCGCCTTCAAATTTTCTATTTTTCGAAGAAACTAAACCAGCATTATTGTTATTTTGCTCAAAACTTTGTGTTAGCATATTTTCACCAGCAGCAACATTCAATGTTAATTCATATGCCTTCTTATCATTAAGACCAGAAAAATCAGATGCTACAAATCTATACTTAGAATTTTTATTCTGTGAAGATGGTGATTCTTGAATTTGATACGCCGAATAGTTTAAGTGATCTGCGGAATTCCAACTCTTTAGGTAAGGAACTGTGGTGCAACTCCAATACTCACTAGATGTACTTATTAGCTGATCATTATTTACCAAAATACCAGCATTTATAGCATCTACATTTTCGTAAATATAATTTAGTTCTGTAATTGATGGGATATACCAATCGTTGTATCCTTCATAACTCGTTTGATTCAAAATAGAAACTTGTTTAGTGCAAGAATTTTCTGGATTATTAACATCCCACATCTCAGAATAATTTTGTTTGAATACATTGATATTTGTTTCAATTGCATTTTCTACAACAGAAAGATTCCAATTCGTTCTCTTTGTTATATTTGTTGGATTATAGAAAGCAAATCTATCGTAGGCTTTTAAATCCTTACCAGCTCCTTGTGGATCTCTGAACCATAGACTTGGATTTTCTTTAGATGACTCATCAAAAATTCTTGTCATCAATAAACCATCAACTGCAAATGAAGTTATTGCTTCTTCATTGAATCCCTCAAGTCTGGCTCTTCCTTCTTCCATACCCCATATCAAATTATTTGAAGAATATGCATCATCAGGGGCAACTATTAATGCCCATAACATTTGAATATTATTTGCACCGTAATATTTTTCTGCCAGATACTTGTATTGTGGTGATTCGTTTGAATGTTTTTCTGGAATAATATAATTCAATGAAACTTCAGATCCACCAACAGGATATGCAAAAAATCCATTTGTTAAATTATATTCAATAGATCCAACATATTGAATATTATCCAACCATTGAACAGTGGTTGGTACTCCCTGAACAGTTGTAGTGTCTTTATATGTCTGCTGTATATAAGGAGCACCATATTTTAATAAACATTTGTTTAGTGCATTATCTTGATAATTTAAATTGACTGTTATTGATGATTTTGTTCTTAAGAAATATTCAAAATTTACATCAGATGCATAAGCACCAAAAGATCCAAGTGAAGATCCATTTGCACCACCACAATTCTTAAAGTTCCAATATAAACCATTATTTCCTGTAACTGTCCCTTTTGGATGAACTCTACATGCTAATGGTTGCCCATAAGCAATCAAAGGATTTCCATAGGAAGAACATGGAGAAGGCATACCAATAACACCTACTAGATATCCACCACCAACTTTAGTTCCGATTGGTAAGCATGGTTGATTACTAGTTACTCTACAATCAACAGCATCATTGAAATAAGTTTCTATGAAATTTTTACCACAACACTCAACTTCTTCACATAAAGTATTTGCGCCGTGGAATATACCTGTACATACAGATGGATGTTTTTGTGAACAAGTGTATTGTTCACCTAATTTTTCACAACAAGCACCAATTAATTCAGCACAACAAACAGAATCTACAGGACTTTCACATGTACCACTATTAAATACCGCTCCCGGTAAAGAATCGCATTCAAATTCAGTTAGATCAAAACAGAAACCACGGAAACAACATTTACCTTGTGTCGGATCTATGACTTCACATGTATTTGGGCATGTGAAATATGAGGAATCATTTCCATTTGCTGCACAAACTTCACCAGGAAAGAATGTTCCCTTATATTGAACACATTTTTCAAGAGAAGTATTTACACATTTACCATTTACACAACAAGCACCTTCGGCATAGCAATCTCCAGAAGAAATTCTATTTAAACAACTAGTAGTTGAGAAACTACCACCGACTTCTGTGCAGTACGCCGAACTTACGTAATCTAAACATTTAATTTCTGTTGTGTCACTTTGACAGAAACAACATGAACCAAAATTAGAATTCGTTTGGATTTGTGGTGTGAACTTATTATTTTCATCATAAGTCACCCCAAAGAATTTAAATGTTAGAGAATCAGAACCAGTTGCACCAATTTGTAGAGTAATATCTGATTTTTTCTGTGTTTCGGTTAATTGATACTTATTGTTGTTAATTGAAAATTGACCGAAATCATTTTGGAAAAATGCATATCCGGTAGCACCAGAAAATCCAGATATATTTTGCCCAAAAACAAAATCACCAGATTGAACATTTTGATTATTATGAATTGGATGTCTATCTGACCCCAAAGCAACACTCAAAAGATTTGTTGCTTCTGTGTATTGTGAAGCATCTACGGATTTAAATGCATTTGCACCAGAGACATATAAAATTTCACCAGTATTTCCTATTGGGAATGCAGCACTATATGTTCTGCCTTCCATGTAAATGTAACTTGAATCCGCGCTTTTGCCCTTTAAAGCACCACCAGAAAATTCTAAAGTGCGAACATAAATCGCAGTTTGTCCAGAAATCGGATTGATATCTGGTGAATTTGGTTCTATGATTGCTTCGTTTGTAATTACATAAGAATCAACATATGAATATATGACAGAATATCCATTTGTTGTAAGTCCAGTGGCTAATAAAATTCCACGTGGAGTTTCGCCATCATATGAAGTTCCGGCAATCCCTGCAAAACTTGCATATAACGTATTACCTTGGTAGTTGGTGAAAGATATTCCACCACCAATAACAAAGGTAGCACCAACAATACCGATTCCGGTTGGTCCAGAAAACCCCCTAAGCGATTCGCCTGTTGGTCCTCTGTTGCCAGTAGGACCAGTTATACCAGTAAATCCTCTCGGACCTTCTGTTACAATGGCACTGACGGGGATTACTGAGCTTCCGGGAAATGCAGACATTATGAATTATCTATAATAGTTTCTGATAATATTGGAACATACCAAAGTTTAAAATTATTTTCATTTATTGAATAAAATTGCTTATCACAGCGTATCATTTTAACAGGTCTTACAAAATACTCAGTGGATCGTGTTTTTCTGGAAACTTCCATATTATCCACATTACCATCGATATCAAATTTTATTACCCACGCTTCTGTCCCATGGGTTACTCCTGCTGGTGTAAGAATACCTTCATTATTTGAAGTATTCAATGCACCAGTAGAACTCCAATGATAACCATCCAAAGGGGTGTATCCAGATTCAATCAATCTAGCATTTAAATTAAATTCAGTTGTAGATGAACAAGCAGATGCAATAAAACCAAGTTCATCTATACTTGGAATATACCAACTAGAAATATATGATTCGGATGATGGTTTTTCTAAGTTATAAACAGACAATGCTCTGGCTGCGGTAATATTTGTTGTGGTTGGTGTATAGTTTGAGAGAGTAGCACCACTTTGCGAGGAACCAATATTATAGTAAAAATATTCACCGCTAACCATGCGAATCGTATTATACAAACCATAATTTCTAGTCCAATTTCCAATAAATGATTGAATTGGTCTATTTTCTAGATGCGTAGATGAATTAGTATCAAATCTAGCGGATGAACAGGTCAAGAAACTATTCTCATATAGGCTTAATTTACTTGATTCTTGATTTATTGTCGAGTAAACATAACCTTCTTTATATGAAAGATTATTTACTGTGAATTCGTCAACTACATTTGCCCCTATATTTACAAGCGGACCCCACGCAACAGAATTATTTGACCATATAAATTTATTTGTATACGCATTCCCATCATAAACATTCTTAGATGCATCAAGACTAATTGGATGCTTTGATACCAATAACAGATAAGAATCCGATTCATCATCACACGTAGTTGTTTGATCGAATCCGTAGCCAGAGTAATCATACGCAGTCAAGTATTCGTTTACATTATCCAAAGTTGTTCCAGATAATGCAGTAAAGCCTTTTACAGAACCATCAAATAGTTTAGCACCAAGAACTTTAGTATTTTTAGGATTGAATATACCAACAACAATAGCATCATCGTATTCTGTTCCTGGTGCTAATAATTGATTCTGAATTATAGAATAGCATGGTAAATCGGATGCAGAGCAAACAAAATCACCGCATGTAGTACCATCACCAAAATAACTCTTAAATTCAGATAAACATGTTTCTCCGGTAATACCTGGTGAACAGGTAATTCCAGAATCACAACATGCACCATATCCACTCGTACAGACATTTAAATTTTCGGATGTGGTGCAATTTACACCATCACCCTGATAAAAATGCTGACATGACGATTCTGCTACTTCCACGCAAACACCATTACCATCACAACAAGCACCAATATTATTTTTTGCATTAAAACAATTAAAATCAGCACAAGTTTTCTTTATTTTTGTGAATGGACTCCACTTGTAAGAAAAATTACTTTCATTTGCAATCTTATAGCAATCACAGAATCGAAGTTCTTGGCACGGAACAACAATATTATTTTGCTCTGAATATAAGCAACATGCTCCTAGATTCGTGCAAATTCCAGTAGCACCACCACATGTCACGCCTTCATAAAAGTAACCAGAACATTCAAAGTTGTATCCAGGATTACATGTGCAATCAGTATTGCAGCATAATCCATACACAGGATTAAATGTTGCTCTATAGAAATTTTCAACATTCGTTGGTTTGCATATAAATGTTTCTGGTATTGAACTTAATTCTGTTGGTCTTGTATTTGTTACTGAATCGTATTGAACTGGTATACCAACATAACGAGAACCAATACTTATAAAATTGATAACGTCGTACTTGTTATTTGATGGACAGAAGTAAGAATCAGATTGCCAAATTATATTTGGTTCAAATGTATTCTTAAAGTTTGTTAGTGTAAAGTTTGATGCTATAATATCAGAATCTTCATCGTATGTGGAATAAAAAATTCTATTTATTTCATTTGATGCATAGAATTCTTTTGGTAAAATAATTGTAAAACCCTTGGTAGAGTTTGTAGTTGTGTCCTTTTTGATACAAATATGATTACCATACACATGTGTAGTACTTGTTAACGCAATAGTACTAAATCCTGTAAGATAAAACACAGAAGCTTCTGTTGGATCTAATTTCCAAACATTTACTTTATTAGAATCAAATTTTTGCGGAGATATAACAGCTAATTGCTCTGCTGCATTTAATATACCAAAGTTAGAAACACTATTCGATGCACTATGAGTAGTTCCGGTCAATCCGTATTGGAAATTACCAGGAGCATTATATAAAAGACTATTGACGGGGCCACCAGAAATACCAGCAATGCTTAAATTAAATACATTATATGATATTTTAATCGTCTGGCCAGGTTCTGGACCACCAGAAGGATTTGTGTCGGGTCGTGTATATTCAAATTTAATAAAATCTGATGTATTTGTACTTAAATTCTTAAATTTCAACTGTCTTACAACAGGAAAAGTTAAAATTTCACCTTGTACTTGTTTTTCTATGTTATAAGTAAATCCAGTTGAGGCTAATGGTGAGAAATTACCGGAAGTAGTTCCAGTAATATCAATATAATAATTACCTAATTGTCTTTCAATATTATTAGATGATCGAACTCGACCATCTGTGTATATTGTATTTACAATATTATTAATAAAATTAATGAAAGTAATACCTGGACCTGTCGGACCAGTTGGGCCATATCCAGGATTACCAGTTGGTCCTGTAAGACCACGTGGACCATCTGGACCTTGATTACCTCTTTGAGCAGAAAAGGTTAGACCAGAAATATAATACGGACTTGAACCTACATTTATTGGCATTTATATTATTTATTAAAAATTTTGAAGAACAAAAAATTCATCTAATCCAACTGTACAATGTGTTGATCCATAGCTGGGACCAAAACTTAATAATATTTGATTAATATTAGCTAAATCTAAATTTGGATTTTTAAGATAAAAATCCCCCGCTCTGAAATAATTTTGTTCAATAATACATCTTAAATGATCTGTATCATTAAATTTAAAATTTTCATCAGTCGTGGATGTGCGATTTTTTCTGAATCCATAATTATATAAATTCGATGATAAAGAAGAAATATTATTGTTTATATCATATAAAGACATCGTGAAACTACAATCAAAAGTATTTCCAGAAGTTGATCCTAAATTTGTAAGCTGACAAAAATAACTTATACCACCGGAAAGTTCATATTTAGCCTGATCCGTAAGTCCACCTTTTAATAAAATATATGAGTCATTATTAAGTTCTATAGGATTTGTAAAACTATACCCCAAAAAAACATTTTGATTATCAATTTCAAATTCAAGTCCTTTGTATGTTGTAGTATGAAATTGATTAAAACTTTTGTTTGTTGGATGAAAACCCTGCAAACTTCGATAGTCTAAAGTGAAATTTGGTATCTCTTTATTTAAAATTTTATTAAGAAAATTTGAACCAATATTCCAACCTATGTGGTCAAGATCAAGAGATTTATAATCTTGACAATAATTATATGTTATAGAATTAGCATTTATTAATGTCGCTCCTGTACTTCCAGCTAAAGAAGATACTAATGATTGATAATCATCAATATAAAAATCAATATTAGATTCTGGATATTTTATAGCATTATATAAAATATTTTTACTAAATTTAGGATCATAATTATGTAATTCAGTTCTATTAAAAAATCTTATTTTTTTTAATTTATTACAATTAAAATTATGAATATTTAAAAAGTTTAAAATATCTCTTTTTAAATATTTTAATTTCATAAATCTAGAATTATAATAATAAGTTTCTTCATTTCTTTTAGCAAATTTTGGATACATATCCGAGTTCAGAGAAATTTCATTAGCTGGAGTTGCATAATATCTAATAAGTGCTCCACTATTTTCATTTAAATGTAAAGAAATACCAAAATCATCATGATCAATATTTTCGATATTAAGTGTTATAGTTTCAGTTATATTTCTTTTAGTATCAAAACAAAAACCTTGTTGGTATGAAGATGTTATATCTTCACCCAATCCAACATCTGAATCTCTAGCTGGATTTAGTATCAATTTTGGTATATAATTAAAAGTAAAATTTTGATCAAGGAAATCGGAATTAAGTTGCTGATAATTTACAGCTGGTATCGGCATACCAAAAAGTAGACCATTATTTAAAATATGGCCGAGTCCAGCAGCTGCTATCGATATCATGCTTTTAATATCATCGTATTCAATATTAATTGAATTATATGGAAATGATAAATAATTTTTACTTTTTACATACTCTGGAATTTTATTCATTATTCCCCCACCTCTACTATGACCAATAACATTAATTTTATTAAAATCAATTATATTATCAAAAAAACCAGATAAAATTTTATCTGTATTATTTTTTATATGATTAATTAATAAAAGTGCATGATTACATGTATCAGTACTCCCAGCCGGAGTATCGTATGGTGGATAACATATTCCAAAACACACATATCCATAAGATGCTAATGTTGAAAATAAATAACTATAATCCACAGGTATTTGACCAGCTCCATGTTGGAAAAATAAAACTGGACTTTTATTGTTTGATATATTTTTTGGATACCAACAAAATATTTTTTCAAAACCAAATAGTGTTGGAAATGCGTTATATATTTCTTTAATTTCTTCTAATGTAAAATCATTTTTATGTAGTAAATCTATTAAATCAAAACCAACATCATATGGTCCTTGATAAATACCATTTAACGCATAATTTAAATCCTGAACTATATCAGTCGCAAGAATAGTATTTAAATTTGCTAAATGTGCAGTTTCTTCGGCTGTAGATTTTTCATATATTCTAATTATTAAAATATATTTTTTATAAAATTGATAAAATTCATCTTCACTCATATCATCAAGAACATAATCATGAGTTATTGTATTGTTTAAATCATCTAAAGATACTATTATAGAATTGTTAACAAACATAGCTGCTGTTAAATCAATAGTATCTGATAAAATTATAGTATTTGATGTTGTATTATCTATCAATCTATAATATAGAGCAAAATTTGTAATATTACCAGAATTTATAGTTTTTGATAAAATATCTAAAATTCCACTTGCCGTGCAAACAAAAGAAATATTACTATCGCAATAAAATGTATCATTTATTGCAAAAGGTATATCTGTAGTTGTTGTATAAGTATTGTGTGTTATACCTGTTAATGTAATATTAATCATTTTAAACCTGTGTTACAGTTATATCTTCAAATTCTTCCGTGGAAGAATTATATCTTAAAATTTTATTATTTTTTATAAAAAATTCACCATCTGCGCTATAAGAAAATTTATATGAGTCAAGATTATCAATATTTTTAATAATATATGTTCCACTGGAATAAGTCCATATTAATGTATACGTTGATGTACACAAAAAATATCTATCATTTGATGTATGTAATTCAAATGAATTTAATTGATTAACATTAAATAAAGTTGGTATAGAATCGTTAAAAAATATTGGATTTTCATATACTGGTGAATGCAAAGTGTCTAGACGCGCAACTGATTTATTAATCTGTTCTATTGGTGAAGTAGATTTAAATGAACTAATTAAACCATATCCACTCGGATCTGGAATTACTGAATTATATTTTGTACTAAATTCAAAATAACTAAAAATAGAATCATTTTCATAACCATATAAAGGAAATTTTAATATTAGTAAATTTTTATCATTAATAGTATCATTATACCAATTATATAAAAAAGCTAAAATAAAAAAATTATCTGAACACGCACATGAAGACCATATAGCATCCTGATTTAATACTGGATTGGGGTATATACTAGCTACATTTTCCTCAATCATTAATTTATTTAGATAAGTTAATCCAGATGGATATATGGTACTAAAATCATTTAAATAGTGTCGTTCAATAATATGAAATGGATGGTAATATGTGAAACTAGAATTATTTAAGCAAGAAAAATCAGTTATATATTTTTGGCCAATTTTATCTTTTATTTTAAAATTTCTAACACCAAAACTACATTTATATATTTTATTTTGCGGTGAATTATAAAAATCTGATGGTAATATACCAGCAGAGATCATCTGATTAATAGTGGGATAGGACAGAGTATTAATTTGATTTATATTAAAAAATAATAATCCCGACGTATTTGACCTTATTGTTTGATATTGAATATCATCACCAACTACACTTTGAACTTGTTGATATTCAATGTTATCATTAATTAATGTTAAAAAATCAAATAATGTATTATTATATCTTTCAGAAGAATATCCATTAACAAAAGTCTTATAATCGATTTGATCTTGTATTAATGTTTTTGTGGATAAAACATAATAATCTTTTTTACAAGTTATTTTATTTGTTCTACTTGATCCCAAAAATTGTGCTAACGCATCGCTTTCTCCTGCTAGCAGTGGACTCATAAACGGGCTGGTAGTAACAAAACCAGGAGCTTTTCCTTCATTCACAATTTTCCAATTAAATTTATTTTTACCACTTAAAGATCTATAAAAATATTTAATTTTAGAAGAATTTACCATACTATCAGAACTAAATATATCATTATTAAAATTTTGACTCATAGCCATAGTTGATAAAGCCATTGAAGATAGTTCATCATCAACAGCCCATAATTTATCAACAGCATTTCCAGTCAAATCAGCATCAATTTGAGCTTTCAGTTGAATTGTGGATTGGCGATTTATATGGAATATTTTATTGTTTTGTTTTGTAAAAATCAATATGTCATAACCATTATTAGATACTTTTGCATCTGATGTTTCCAAATCAAATTCAATCGCATCACCAGTTAAATTAGAAAAATTAATAGAATCTAATAAAGTAGCTGTAAATGTCAAACTACTATATGAAATACTATAAACAAATAATTTATTTAATTCTTCTGAAATTGTTATTAGTTTAGTCAAATCATCAGAAAAAGATAGAAAAAATTCATTTTCCTCAACCACAACAGTACTAAGATTGCCTTGTTTATAGCCCAAATAATTTCTAACTATACCTGTATAAGAGCCATGAGGTGCTTTCTGAAATATTGGTTTTATCACAATTTTATCGGATGTTACTATATTTTCAAGCAACCCAGCCGTATTGCCACTAAGAAAGTAAATGTCATTTGATCCCAAATTTACATCATCACCAGAAACCGACAAATTAACTAATTTATTTTCTGGATAAATTATAGAACCATTTATAACAACATTCAAAGAACCATCAGAATTTACACTTTCAGCAATTCCAAAAATTTCAGAATTAAATGAATTATCTGCTATTGCTTTTTTATATTTTAAACCAATTGTGTCATATCTAACAACATCACCACCAGTTATACCAAAATCAATTTTTTCAGAAGGTATTTTAATTAAAAGCCTTGATGATGGTATTTCATTAAAACCTTTTTGAAATGATGGAAATATAGATATTGATGACATTACTATTCCTGAATAAAATATCCTAAGTAATTAACAATTATTCCAGTAGCATTTTTATTTGTAATACTTGTATGTGGTCCTACTTGGTATACTGGTTTTATTATATGACCAACAGTTGTTGGTGGTAGATTTTCTAATTTACCTGGTGTAGATGAGCTTAAAAAGTAAATATCATTTCCACCAAAATTAGTTCCGGTTGAATTTACTAATTTTTCTGATGGATAATTTATAGAACCGTATATTACGACGTTTAGAGTAAAATCTTCAATTGTTTCAATTACACCAAAAACTTCAGAATTTGGTGCTGTATTCGCACACGATTTAGTATAACCAGAAGTTTCTATATCATATCTAATAACATCACCAGCGGTAAAATCAGATATATTTTCTGGAGTTACATTAACAATTAATCTAGAACCCAATTCACTTTGAACATTAAAATTTAATAAATTTTGATTTATATTGGAACTATTACTTGTATTGCTTGCTGATGGCATATTTTACCTCATATTGGGAAATCTGCGTCTGCTATTATATGAAAATATACATCATCATAATTTATAATACCATTATTAATACAAATATCTGTTCCGTATATTGATGGAGTTGCTGTTATAGTAGCACCAGAACCATTTCTTCCACCAACACCAGAAGTATTAATTGTATCCAATTGAACACTAGTAGAACTTGCTGTTTTATTATATGCTCTTGATGATATACCAGACATTGGTGAATATACTGATATTGTTGGAGTATTTCTCATCTCCTTTGGCCATTTATAAAATACACATGATTTATTTGGTAATATAAAAATACTTGGTGTATTTTGTGATGGTGTTAATACATCAGTCATGGTAATAGAACCAATTAGTTGATCTTTACCATATGTACTAAGATAGAATTTTTGACAATACTCTAATTGTTCTGAATACTCAGGATAAACTGTAGCAGCATAACCATTTGTTGATGCGGCAAAAGAAGCTATACTAACATATACATCTTGTCCTAATGGTATACCATTTAGATTTGCTCTTTCTATTAGTGGGATAAAATCTATTCCTATTTCTGAATAATCTTGACCAATAGTTAATGGTATTCCAGTATTTTCCAATGGATCTATGAATGAAGAAAAATCATATTTTGTCCATGTTGTTGAAAGATATGCTATTCCTAATTTTTTATAATCCAATAAATTTGTATTGGAATATCTACTTAAATAGACATCAATTGGATATCCGCCAGATACGCCAGATGAAATTTTTCCATAGAATGAAACATTTAAATCTGTAGAATCAAATTTTTTAGCACCAGGTATAACATGCCCCACCATTAAATGGTCATATGCTGTATATCCACCAGAAGTACCAGAAAGACCCAGAGCAGAAGCCCCCAGAGCTTTTATATCAACATAATACTGCGGATTTCCTTCAATCTCAGTTTGATATTCATCAAACTCTCTTCTGATTATATAATAATTTTTTGTGCTATCACCACCAGTTATTCCATCATGTCTTCTCCACATGTCTGCAAACTGAATATTCCCGGTTGAAGTATACGCAGTATTTTTACCAGTATTTCTTTGCCATATATTATAATTGCCATTTATTAGATAATTAATAGATTCTGTTGAAGATGATGACGATGATGATAAACTTGTTGATCTATTAGATGTGCATGGTGGGACTCTATAATTATAGAATATAGAGAAATTATCGAATTTATTGAAAAGAAGAATACCACTAGAACAATAATTTGTATTATACTGTTCAAAAAAGCCATCATACCCTGGATAATCTGGATTTAAATAATATATTCCATTTTCTGGAAGATATGCTGTAGCTTCAGTAAAACCATTTGTTAATACTGTCAAAACTATCTTACCAGAAAGCAATTTTATATCAACAACTAGACCTAGAATATCATTTTCAGCTGTATTAAAGAATACACTATCTGGATCATTTACAGTAGAAGCATATGCGTAAGTTCTTTGTGATGTATTTGAATTAGTTAAACGTAAAATAGATCTTTGGTCTGCTTCAGCTAAAAAAGCTGCATTTTGCGTTGAAGAAATAGTTATAACTGATATAATTTTATTAGTGAATAAAGAAACTTCGGGATCATTTCCATTAAATGAGGCATTTGAAGTTAATGTAGCAAATGTTGCGTAATTATTTCCAGATATTCCTGCATTATAGCTACCACGCATTTGTAAAACTAATCCAGAATTTCCAGTCAATCCCATTATAACTGGTTTTGATGTTTGTCCGACTAAAATTGGTTCTATGTCTGTTATATTTCCAGTAATTCCTGGATCAAGAAAATAAACCCAACCAGCAGTTAGACCAATTCCTCTTGTATTTACAGCACTAAAATCACCATCAATTTTACCAAGCAAAGTAACGTATCCATATGATGGAGTTATTTCAGAAACAACACCCATAACTTCTGCTTGATCTTGATCATTTGCTCTAGCACCTTCGTACTTAACTGTGCTTGTATCAGTATCATAATAAACACGAACAGGTGTACCGAATGTAAACCCACCTACAGTTGAATTAATCTGTGGAACTTTTACTGCAATATTTGGTATGGCAGCAAATCCATTGAAATAAGCAGGACCATTGAATGATATACCATCATCTACTTTACCACTCAACCCAATAGAAGCAACACCATTTGTAGCAACAGGAGCAGTGATACCATTGACACCCTGTATATCGAAAACCTTCAACATATTGAGTTTTTCAATAATTTCAGTATTTTCTTTGATAAACCAATCGTAGAAAGTACTAGTCGAGTTTAAATCATTTATGATATAGTCTTTGTCTATAGTCATTTTATTATCCGGTAATTGTTGCTACTGTTGTACCATCTAGATATTTAACTGCATAAGATCCAGAAGTATTTACTATCGTTAGAATATCAGAAAATACTGTTTGCGCCACATATTTCTCTAATCCAAAATCTTCTACTAAAATTCTATCCGCACCCGGAACTTCCATAATTACGTTAGTTGAATTCGAATTATCATTCAAAGTTTCATCTTGAGTAGTATTCACCGAATTAAATGAGTAAACTACACCAATTTTCGAAGGTGCTGTTGAACTAGTTGAAATACTAGATTTTGGTGTATTTAGAGTCAATGAGTTTATATAAACCCAAAAACCAAGCCCAGAATTTAAAGAAACACCACCAGAAGAATAAGATTTATCAACAAGATAATACCAACCAGCTGATAAAGTAATTAGAATATCGGAGCCTGCATTAGAAGCTGAAATATAAGAAGGAAATAATGGAGTACATCCAATCCAAAATGGTTTTGATGTTCCAGAGCTAGTCAACCAATTAAATATACAACGATTTGTTAATGTTTGTTGTAAGAAAAATTGCTCCTGAAGTTCATTTAACTCAGAAGCTTGTAGAGCATAGCCAGGTTTATATCCAGTAAAAATATAATTTACTGGTCTGGATAAAAATTCAGAAATTCTGGAATTATAAGTTCCAGAGTCATCTCCTAGCGGGAATTGATCACCAAAAGGTGCTAATGCCATTTAAAATCCTTTTACGATATTTATACGGAATATTTTAGTATTTTGATTATCGTTATCATCATTTCCAAGAATTAACGGTGAACTTAACTTTTTACTTTGTGCTACTTTACCTGTATATTGTTTTAGTACTGGAACGTCTAAAACTTCTTTTACGTTATAAACTACTGAATTAACAGTCATTGTGCTTAATTTTGTAGCATCATCATAATTTATACCAGCTAAATCTACAGTAGTGTATCCACCAGAAGTACCTGTTTTAAGAATGCTTGCATTTGTTATGGTTCTTCCAGTAGTTGTAGAGAGTGAAGTACCACCATAATTTTTATTTGGACTACCAGAGAATAAAGTAACTTTTGTTGTTGTTGATTCTATATAAGATAAATCCTTACCATACTGAGATCCAGCGACTATTTCCAAGCCAGAACCAAGATTTTCTATAGGATTTTCAACTAATCCATAAAAATTTATTTGATCTGGTACAAGAACACCATTTTGGACCATGGCGTTTGTTTCAAGACGAATATCAAACATTATATTTTCTGCACCAAGTGCGGATACTGGATCGAAATTTAACCCATCAATTGTGTCTAGATTTATTTCAATAGCAGCTAATAATTCGCTCATATCAAAAATAACAGCTAGCAATGAATTTAATTGTATATCTCTATAACCATATCCAGTGCTAATAACTTCCACACCCTGAATTATATTATAACCATTAGCATTTTTATATGTTGAAAATCTTATTCTTGCACCAGAACCAGTTGCACTAGATACAGTTATTTCTGGATTTTCTTCACCGACAATTAAAGTGCTTTGATCAAATGATGAAAGATCTAAGAATGCAGATACTATTGCGCCATCATCAAGACCATTTTCTGAAATTTGATATAGGGAATAATATGGAGATGATGGTGATATGACTTTATTATCTACAAGATCTTTGATTTCATCGAAACGATCTTTAATAGTTAATGTAGTTGGTAATGTTTCTACAGAAAAAGAACTGCTATATGCATCACTATTTTCTGTTAAATAATAGCAAGTACCACAATCAACATCTGCGAATTCTATGTATTTTGTTCCCTGTGTATTTGTTGTAAATGTAGATGATGTTGCTGGGATTTGTGTTGTTTTCTTAAAATAAAATCCACAGTTACCTTTTGTACTTTGATCATTTGAGCAAAATTTTTGTGCTGTAGAATAACGTGATGTATCATTTGTTCTATAATCATCAAAAGAAATAACTGGAATCCATGTTGAACTAACAAATCTTAGCAAATCGGCAGTTATTTTATATAAAGGAAGCCATGTATATCCGTCTGAATACGTTGCTAATCCATAAGAATGACTTGGTATTTGTGTAGATGCATTCGTTAAAAATAAATCTTTTCTATTTAAAGAATTATTAGAAACGCATAAGTATACAATACCATTTACTTTATTCCATGCATAAAAAGCACCAGTGTTTACAGACTTAGCAGACCAAGCCTTATAAACATTACCAGAAGTCCATGTAATATTCGGTATAACAGCTACAGAATCTTTTTTGGCTACTTTAAATGATAAATCAGCATTTTTCCAAACGTCAATAGCAGCATCATCAGTATTACTTGATATTGTATTTGGTGTCTGCCCAAACATAAAGAACAATTGAGTTTTTGTTCCAATATCCTGTAAATAGTTCTTTAATATATTTGATTTATTTGCCATTAGCAATTCTCGCAAGTCTTAAATTCATTTGGACTAGTAACACCGGAGGCATAACACATATAAATGAAACTTAAAATATTTATGTCGAAGAATGGTTGATTTAAACCAGCCCAAGTTGGCATAACGTGTGTTGGTCCAGTAAATCCAAGTGTAGCGGTTGGTGTAACGAATGTACCGAGGCAACCGGAACAGCCAGATATACCAAATAAACTAAAACCAAAAGCATTTCCTATAAAAGGATATGTAGACCCCATTTGATAAGGAGCATAATTTTTAAGCATTGGATATTCACAGATTCTAGAATCTTCATCTGGAACTCCTGGTCCTTGATAATCTGTTATTTGTTTACCAAATACTAATCTTAATCCAGCTGGATGGAGTGATTTTACATAGGCATCTTTCAAATCTTTAGTATCTTGAGTATGACCCAAAAAGACTAAATAAGACCAATCATGGAACCAATCATTATCCTGAAATCTTGATATATTTAATGCAGATCCCAAGGTATTTGTTTTTTCATAATCGCCAGTCGCAGATATAAAAGCAAATTGATTATTTTCAAACATTCCGCCGTTAAGACGTAAAATATCTTTCTTTGGGAAATAAACTTCTATATCTTCCTCAGATATAGAAAATAATTTATTAAAGAAATAGCGAATTGCTTCTTTATTAGTTTTTCTTTTATGAAGAGAATTTTTTATATTTACAATAAAATCTCTTGCATTCTGCAAATCAAATACAATATTTTTATTATTCTTTACATCATCGTATGGAAAAGAATTAAAATAAACAGAGTAAATTCTGCGTAAGAATTCTTCTCTTGTTTTCTGAACATCAATAACATCTAAAAGACTATTTGATAAAGAATATTGTGCTCCGTCTTCACCATCACAGTAAAGCCAATCATAATATTTCTGTAAAAAATCAAATACAGAAATTGCATTTGTTTCTCCAGCAGCAACAAGTGCATTTTTCTCTCTAACAACCCAGAGAGGAATCAATCTACTAATATCAAAGTTAGTTGTACACGAAGTCCCTGTAATAGAATCAATATCAACGTCACTATTCGTAGCAGATCTTTCTGTTATTGCTTCCTGAATATTTTGAGCAAATTTATCATCATAATCAGATAAAATAGAATCAAGAAACCCATCAAGAGTATGATTTATATTTTTTATGGCATTGTTGCTAAAACCGGAAATCATTAGTTAATTTCTACTGAATTTGTTATGAATGAGACTAAACTATTTGTATTTGACTTAAAGTAACTATTTTTAAAATCAACTTCTACGGTCACTGAAGTTCCAGAAAGACGTTTATCATAAATCTCAATTATACCTTTCTTAACATTTATTCTACCCAAAACTTCCGTAGAAGGACTAAATGTACCATCTGAATTTTTCTTTAAAGTTTTAAGATTGAAAAAGGCAAATTTATTTTGTGCTGGGGTGTAATATACTGCCAATTTCACGGTTTGATTAAATTTATTTTTAAATTCTCCAGTAATTTCATAGTCTATAAAAAATGGTATATCTAATTCATTTTCTAAATTTATAGTAATAAGACCATTTGTATTAAATGTCTCTGTGTAATAAATTCTAAAATCACTAGGTTCAATTAAAACTTCAGGATATTCTGCTTCAATATCAACAATGGCATCAGTTGCTTTGAATTCAAAATTATATTTACCCGAAGAATTATAATTTGTTAATAATATATTTTTGATACCATTTTTTACATTTTGATCAACAACTGTTGAAGCCGTAGAGCGAGTGGATGTAAATTTAAAAGTTACATCATTTAAAATTGTAAGATTTTTTGGAAGAGTAAATTCAGGTAAAACAGTAACAACACACTTGTCCAACAAAATATCGTAAATATTTTGTATCTTTAAAGCATCCTCATCGTTATTTGGATTTAAATTTGCTGTAAAGAAAACTCTACCAAATCTTTGCGGAAATATTTCATCCCCACCAAAAACATTAAAATCATTTGCTGAATCAAAAAATGGAGCAATTAATGCCTTGATATCATCTTTCGTAACACCTCTATTTTGAGCGGCAAATGCTTTTGGTGCTGCAAATTTTACTAGATCAATATCAGGTTCGTTTCTACCACCCTGAGAACTTTGCACTAAGCCAATACCAACATTTTCTGCTATGTTAGATTGTGTTAATGAGAATGCAGATATATTATTAGCTGCTGCACCACTAGAACTTAAATAGTCTATAAAAATTTCATCAGCATTTCCATCAACACTATTTCCTAAACTATTTGTTTTTCCAAAAAGAACATAAACACCATTATTTGCTCTTTCTAGATAAAAGACATTTTGATTTGCTGCTGGAACAGATCCAAAAATATCAATTAAAGTCCATGGTGTAGCGGTTGCTGTCGTTGTATTTTGTCCATTTTTTGCTATTCTAACTTTAATTGTAGACGCATCTATATTTGCATCATTTATAAAGAATCTTTGTTTAATATTATCAAATAAATTTGTAACTTCTAAGTTTTGAACTAAATTACCTTCATATAATTCTACATTCAAAACTTGTCCAGAAGCACCATCATATGATTTAATTGTATAAAAATTATACACGATTCCATCAGAATTTAATCCTCTAAAAGAGCAAAATTCTGGAATATCGGCAACCAATCCAGAAATATTAATTACTGCCTTTGCAGATGTTCGAAGTGGAACAAAATACCCGAGGGGCTTTGTGAGTGATATTAAAGAATCTAATCTTTGTGCTGAATCAAGAAAAGACTCGTTTGCTACCATATTAGCATAAAATGCATAATAATATGTGTTATATGCCAGAGTATTAATAAGAGTCTGCATCACAGAACCCTCAAAATTGAAATCTTTGAGTGAATCTTGGTTCTTTAAATAATTAGTGATACTTGTTTTAATATCACTAAAATTTATTTTACCTAAATCTGGTGTTAAATTTGGGTATGATGGCATTATCTGGCTCTTTCTACTATGAGTTTCATGCTGTCTTGTAACTGAAATTCTCGTATTGTGTATCGAATATCCACAGAAACTGTTTTATCGGTATTGAAAGTTGATGTGATTTTATTAAGATCAACTCTTGATTCATATCTTGTTATCACAGCAGCAATAGCATTCTCTACATAAAAGCTAAAATCATATTGATTTTCAAATAAACCATTTGCTGCTGGGGTTCCGAATTCAGCATCAAATGGTCGCTCATAATTAATTGTGAGTATTAAATTCTTAATAGATTCCTTAATAGCATTTGAGTCTTTTTTTAAATTTACATCACCAGTAAAACTATTTTTACTAAAAAACATCGGTATATCGGAATAGACGTTTTTAAACAATTTCATATTTTTATTTATCTCTAATTATTCTTTTTTATGGAATCCCTTGATAAGTTTATAACCATCATCTCAACATTGAATGATTTGAACACTCTACTGATACCAGTAATCATCCACTTACCATTCACTGTATCTTTTCCATCAACAGCAGTTCCTCTAAGAACGGTTATAATATCACCAATTTTCAGAGAATCATTTGGGAAAACTGTCATTATTGCTTGTTGAGCATTGAACAGAGTCATTTGAGCTTGTCTTCTCAATGGAGTTTTTGGTGGGGTCACGTAGAAAGTAGCATTTGATCGAATTGTATTCAGGAAAGTTGGATAATATCTACCTTGTTCTGGGCAATTGCAAGACACAACATTATCTGGATCTGATAACATACATCCAAGATAATCGGATCCTAGAGATTTTTCTATTAAAGTACATTCTTTGGTCGCTTCAAATGCAATGGCCAGTTCTTTGTAAGAAGGTTCTGGTTCTTTTGGTATTAGATTTTTACCAGGGCAGTTACAATATGGATCATTTGGCTCGCAATTAGAATTATCAGTCTTTCCTTTTGGATTTAAACATTTCAATCCTAATTCTTTACATATATTTGTAATAGAAGATTTACCAAAAACTATAAATTGAGCAGCAAAATTATTATCAAAAAGATCATATTCTGGTGGTAAAGTTGGTGGAGATGTTAGACCATATTCTGATTCACCAAATATATCATATTTCCAAACCTGAGATGTCACTAATCCTGGTCGATATATAAACAAATCTCCACTCAGATATCTTTCAATATCATCAGAAAATATACTAGAAGAATTAGATAACCCCTTAATTTGGGTCATTTGTTCTATATCAAAAATATTATTTAAATGTAAATTATCAATTGTATTTGTAGTTAAGAATGTTCTTAATGCTGTACTGTCTTTTAATGATATACTATTTTCTAAACTTTGTATAAAATCATTTCCAGAAAAAGAAATAACATCATTACTATTAATTATAGTTGGTGTTGGGATATAATTAAATCTATCTGATAAATTATTAATATTTGCTATATTACTCAGTAAAGTATCAAAATATAATTTAGATGGATAAGCAAAATCATACCAACTTCTTCTAATATTATAATGTAAATGTGATCCTAATAAATTATAAGAACCATATTTTGAATAATTTATAGTTTTTGTATCTGAAATTTTATCAATCTCGACAACTTCAGATCCAGATGGAATATAATATTTAGAATTATTGTTGATGTTATCAACTGCTTTGTTTAGTGATGTAAAATAATCATTTCCATAATAAACTGGATAAAAAGCACCATATTCATAATTTCTTGACGGTCCAATAAATACAGGACTCACCGCTCCAGCAAAATTATCAAATTCCGTGAAATCTTCCCCAACATTGTAAAGATACTCGCCATTATTTTCATAGTAGGTTTTTTCATTTTCAAATGATGTCTCTGCCCAAAGAGACATATCATCTATATCTTTTGTTTTTGCCGAAAGTTTTAATTTATTAAATGGTGTATACCACCAATAATTTCCCCATTCCTTGTAATCAGAATAATTATTTTTTGTTTTGTTCTTCTTAATAGCAACATCAAATCCATATGGATCCATACCAATTATAGCAATATTATTTTGTATAGTTTGTCTTCCATTCGGCCCGGATGTCAGCTGTACTAGATATGGTAAAAAATATTCAGAACCAGCATCACGAACAAACCCAGATGGAAAATCAGCAAGTCGATCAAGTCCTATCGGATTTATAAATTCTATTCTGACATAAGAACTTATTTTTTCTTTCTCAATAGATGGTATCTTAGAGGCATCATCTTTAAATACATTCAATTGATTAGTTATGGAAGATAATGTTTGTGGTGAGATATAATCAGAAATAGATCCATCTGGATCCGGCAGAGATCCTGTAGGATAAGTAAATGTTCTAGAATCATATATTAAATATCCAGGAATCTGAGATGGTACTGGATCTAGCCCCATTTCTGCTGGTAATATACTTCTTACAGTTAAATCATTATCGTAATAAACTAAATCTGCAAAATCTAATTTAAAACTATTAAATCCAGCTTTTGATGCATATGCACCAAATGTAAATCCTTTAAATTTTTGATCGTAGTATGGATGATTTCCAGTAATACCAATATTTCTTGATGTATTATCATCAAAATAAATATTATAGATGTAAGTAGAAACACCACTTGTAATTCCCAATCTCTTACCAAGAACCTCATATCTACTACCCCTGATAGGTTTTCTCTTTATAGATTTTATATTCAATAAAGATAAATCTGACTTTTTATTTAAAATATTACCTGGTATTTCTGGATCAAAAGGATTCTTTGATATAAAGAACGCTTTTCTATTTAAGTATTCTTGATATAGTTGTCGATATTTTGTTTGTAATATTGTTATTTTTGCTATAAGCTCATCAATAACAAATTTTCGTAATTTTAATTCTTTTAAAACTTTCACATATTCTAATTTAGCAAATTGTAATGCTAATGGATCTAAACATGTTTCACACCAAATAGTACCGTTTTCCACACCAAGTCGTAACTCATCATTCAGCCAATCAACAGTATCAAATTCCTTAATCTCACCATGTTCAAAAGTTGTTACATGTCTGCCACGTAATAATTTTGTTTTTGTACATGAATATAAAAATTCTGGTTTGATAAATGGTAATTCATATGCTAATGGACCATCAACTAAACTTGGACAGTCTAAATTTTGACCCAATGCCGTCACATAATATGGATAATAATCAGAATTATTGAAATAAAATTCTGGATTTATTATTACTTCCCAGTGACCAGAAAAATCTAATGGTCTAGTATCCAAGTCATATCGCAAATTCACATATAAAGGTAATCTAGCAACACCACATGTCGTAGTTCCAAAATTCCACAATAAAGTACCCGACCCAAAAGGAGCATTTTTATAATATAACTCAGTCGCGCCAGCTACTGGATAGCCATAAAATGGTATAGAACAATATCCATTTAAAGGACGATTACAACATAAAGAACCTGTACCTGGACCCTGATAAGTATCGGGTGTCTTACTACAAGTTTTCTTAAAATCGGGTGTTAAATTCTGATAAGCTAATTCTGTAGCAGATAAAATCCAAGAATCTACATTTGATAAAAATTCTTCTATTTTTGGTATAAGAGTTTGAATTTCATCTAACTCATTAACATATTTACTCAAAGTATTATTAATAGTCTGATCTATATCTTCTGTATCTGTTTTTAGATTAAAAAATTCACTTATTGTTTGATTATATGGATATGAATTCATATCATATGACAAAGTTAATCCATTACCATTAGTAATACCTTTATCATAATTTACAACATCAGAAAAAGAACCAGCAGCAACTATAGAATAGTCACTAGAAAAATCTTTAAATGTACCAGTAGGTCCAAAATAGTAAACATAATCTGGATTATCTGATGATAAATTTTTTAAAATTGCTTGATCAGCAGTCCCGCCGATTTGATCGGTGCAGCAAATAGAACAACGATATACTTCCCATTTACGTTTAGCATTTTTTAATTTAGTATATTTTTCTCTATTTTTAATTTGTTTATTTTTAACTAACTTATCATATCCATATAATATTTCTGGATAAACTTCATCATCTATATCAAATTGATTTTGCCACACAACATTTGATAATCTTGTATCAGCAGATAATCCAAGATATTCCCATGATTGAGGGAATGGTGTATTGTATCTGTTTTTAGAATAAAATCCATAAACATCATCATCAATACGTTGACTCTGTGATAAAGATAAACCAGAATCGATGAAAAATGTTTCTGGAATTAAAGATTCTTGTTCTATATGAGAGATTTTATTATATTCTTGTTTAATATCAAATACTATATTCTGTCTTGTCAAACCTAATGATGTATCAATAAAGTCAAGATATGGATCTGCGTAGTTTGGTAATATTCTCTCGTACCAAGAATAGTAAATATTTGAATTTAATAAAGCAAGATTATCAAACTCACTGACTGTCTCAAACGCATGTATTGCACTGGGTGAAAATTGATTATCGCCTATAGTAAATACTTTTTCATCAGAATTTTCATCTTCTTTAATGAGTTTATCAATACATTTAAAGTGATATCCATTCAAATCTTGCCAAAATGCATAATTAACTGCTGCATTATTTTCATAATTTACAGCATTTTCCGCAAGATATTGCAAAGTTTGTAAAATAGTCGGCTGACCTTGCACTTTACCCCATGGATATGAAATGTTATTTTTCTTTAAATAACAATAATTCCATGTTTTATCACCATCTATTTCTATTTTAAATTTATCTTTAATATAAGAGTTAAATCCATTTAATTTTACAGACGGAGATTCTGATCCAAGTAAGGTAAAATTATCAGAAGTTTCCGAAAATATTGGTCCTATAAAATTTTCTTCACCAAGAATTGAGGTTAAAAATTCTTTATTTAAAATACTTTTAGAAATAAATTCTATTGTTAACGCTTTTATAGTTTCGGTAGATGTTTGAAAATCATCCGATGATACAGTTATTGTATTCTTGACATTTGTTACTTCAAAAATTAATTCATAATTTTTGATTGTTGAATCATTTCTATCTCTATTTAATACACCAGATATACTTTTAGTATTTAAAGTAAATTGTATTTCATCATTTGGTTTAACAGTATAAGTTCTTAGCCAATCTCCAGTATCTCTCATGACAAGAGTACCAGTCATAAGTGGATTGAACATACTTTCATTTAAAGCAAAAGAAATAAGAGGGTTTGTTCCGCCAGAAATCCATGGAACAATAGATAAACTTTCACCTGATTTTTTAACTATTTTTAAAGATGTTAACGATTCAATCGCAAATGGAAATTTTCCAGACATATTAACTCTCTTTTGCTATAACTCTAAAACGAACATTATCGCTTGATATCATTTCATTAAATGTTTGAATAAATGGTGTAATAAATTCTTTATTTAATATTTTAATTGTTCTATACTTTTCATTTTTTTCTGTTAAATCTTGCAATATTGTTTTTACAGATAATCCTGATATAGATGTATTTGATATTATCATTTGATATAATAAAGAAGATCTAAATGCATTTATATCACTTGCGTTTGTATATAATCCATTTGCTTCCAATAAAATGTAATCATCTTGTACTGTACTTGAAAAATATCTTCTATATGGAGATATAATTTGATTTGTTGCGTTGTAAATATAAAGTGGTGCTTTGTAATAATCATTTACTAATTTAATTGGTAAAACAAATGCATCTTGTTCCGCCCCACCAGTTGTTAGTTTTTTAGTAAATGTAATTAATTCTAATTTATTATTAATTTTTCTATAAGCAGCAACTTTTGTTGTGGTATCAAAAGACCCAACTATATTAGTAACTCTAGCATATCTAAATTCATTGTTATATGAATTTACAAAACAATATTGATTTAAATCAAGGTCTGTTGATTGTAATTCGCTTGGTAATTTATTAGGATCATATGGTGTAAATGCATTTACTGGATTGATAAAAATTAAAATATCACCTTGTTGTAAGTGAACATTCTCTTCAAAATAAAAAATAGATCCAGAGTATTTCGTATTAATCAAAGAATCAAAATTCTTTGTCGATAATACAAATTCAGACATTGGATCTATAATATTATTAGTTAATAAAATAATCCAAGATAGAGAAGCATCACCATAATATTTTTCTGCTAGTGATTCGACATTATCGGAATCACCAACTAATTCTTCTGTAAATATAGAATCTGTGTTATTTTGAGAAATAGCTACTTTTCTGAAAATATCCACAACGGTTTCAGTTTTACTTCCGAGGCTATATTCTGTTTTTGGGAATGGATTAAAATACATTTATGGTCCCTGAAATAAATTAGAAATTCCAGTTGTTTGCTGAAGTGCTTGTGATCTTGATATCAGACTTAAATTATCTCTATAGAATGGTTCTATTTCAGTAAAATTAAGACTGACAGTAGTAACCGATGGCTTCAATCCATATCTTGTTAAAACAGCATATGATCCGCTATCTGGAGCGGATCTATTTACAAGAACATTAGTTAATACTGATAATTGAGGATCTGTGAGCCATGTAAAATCAATATCAGGTCCAGTACCAGGACCAACACCAAAAAGCCACATTGGGGGATGATTGAATATAAATGGTATTGGTGATGCATAAGGAGCACTTAGTGCTTCAAATGCTCTACCCACGGCAAAAGCAGCAAAACTGTCTTCACTTGTGAGACAAGGAAATACTAAATTAAAACTATATGTTCTTTTATTCGATCCAGCATAAATATTATCGTTAAAATCTGGAGGTGAAATTCCACCAAAATAAGAAGATAATGTAATAGCTGATTCTGTTATAGTTTTTATGAATTCACTGATTGCAGCTACAGGATTTATACTTTTATCACCACCCGGTACTTTGAGTGTTGGTGTCATCATACTTAACGGTGCTACAACAGCATTAAAAATTTGAGCAAGACCAACATCTCTATAAGTAGTATTAGTACCACTTACCAACTCTTTGGGTGCTGGTACATAAATTCTACCCAATTGATTTGGGGGTGTGGGTAAAACTCCAGAAAAAGATCCGGTTTGTCTTCCAACGAACCCTTGATATTCAAAACAATTAAACTTAAGCCAGAGAGGGATCTCTGACTGTAGTTTTGGATTTGCTGGGTATATTTGTTGTATGAGCATTTTTACGTCTAAATAATTTGATGGCTTATAAGAATAAATTTTTTCCTAAAAATGTATCAAAATATATAGGCGATTCTACGAAAATATTATGTAGATCCTTATGGGAAAGGAAGTTCTGTAAATATTTAGATGAAAATAAGAATATTTTACGCTGGTCATTTGAAAATATCAAAATTCCATATAAATCACCTATAGATAATCAACTACACCATTACATACCAGATTTTTTGGTTGAAAAGAAAAACAAAGATGGATCAATTTCAACCCTAATCGTTGAAATCAAACCATATAAACAAACAAAACAACCAGTAATGACAGAAAATATTTCAAAAAAGACATATTCTAAGAACATGGAGACATTTTTAGTAAATCAGGCAAAATGGGATGCCACTAAAATTTTTTGTGAAAAGAATTCAATAGAGTTTGTGGTTATCACAGAAAAGGAATTACTATAATGGCTGATGTAGAAATACCTAACGATTTTATTGCAGGATCTATAAATCAATTTAGAAATAGTGTTGTCAATAGAGGTGGTGTTCAGTTTGCCAATAGATATGTTGTTGATTTTATCACACCATTTGGATCTTTTACCACATATCCATCAGAAGTTAATGTCCCACAAAGAGCTTTGGTAACTTACAATACTGGATTACCTGTATCTTTATGGGGAACTAAAAGAAAAGTTCCACTTCAACACGAATTCGATGAAATAACAATGTCATTTGTTTTATATCAAGATTTTGCTGAGAAAAATTTCTTTGATGGGTGGATGGATCAAATTATTCAAAGAGGTACAGCAAGTAGGCCAGTAACAGAAAATGCTTCCCCATATTTTACATATGTTGGTAAAGTTTATATAACAACATTTGCTTCAGGTGGACAAGCAACTGAATTAAACAACGCATCAATAACATCAAAAACTCTTTTGGATGAAGCGTATCCTTTAAACTTACTACCAATTTCATTGACATCAGAAAATACTGGATATACTACTTTTGTTCTGACACTGGCATTTCGACATTCTTATAATTTATTGAATGGATAAAATATGAATTTAAAAAATCTTTTAGAAGAATCCTTACCGACATATATCACAACTTTACCATATAGTAAAATAAAAACAAAGTTTAGACCATTTCTGGTTAAAGAAGAAAAAAAATTGCTCATATTAGAGGAAACCTCAAATAAAAAAGAAATTTACAATGGCATAATTGAGGTTTTAAATTCTTGCTATTCTGATATCGATTTTACAAAAATACCAATATTTGAAGTAGAGTACTGCTTTTTAAAATTAAGAGCAAAATCTGTTGGTGAAATTATAACGCCAAAGATAACATGTCCGGTTACTAAAGAAAATCATATAGTCGAGGTAAATTTAAATAATTTAGATCTGAAAATTAAAGAACAAAATAATATTATTGATGTTGGTAAAAATTTAAAAATTAAATTAAAATACCCAACAGTTAATGATATCCCAGAGGATACTGGAAATGTAAATGATCTAATCGCAAATTGCGTCGTGTACTTCGAAAGCTCAGAAGAAAAAGCAGAAGCATCTAATTTTTCAAAAGAAGAAATAGTAGACTTTTTAGATCACTTAACCGTAAAATACTATGAAAATATATTAAATTTCTTTGAAAATATGCCAACAGCACCGATAGAAATTTTTTACCAAACAACAGATGGAGTAAATAGATCAATAACTTTAAAGAATCTTAAAGATTTTTTTACATAACCCTCAGTCACATATCTCTTAAAAGTTATTTTGAATTAATGTATATAATGACTAAGAATTATGGATTCAATTTAACAGACCTGGAAACAATGTTGCCATGGGAAAGAGACATATATGTGGAACAACTGAGGGTTGATGTAGAACAAGAAAAGAGTAGAAAATGAAATTACAAAAATCTAAGAAAAAAACACCAGAAGAATTAAAAAATAGATTAAATAATCTTTTTGATACTTTAAATATTGAAAAAAATATACACAAAACAGATATAAATGCTGAAAGTTTTAAAATTCCTGAAAAGGAAATGATATTAGAGCAAAAAACACCACAACTTAATCTAAAATCATTAAAAAAAGAATTACTAAAACCATTAGAGTCTATTATAAACAATAATTTTAGTAAATTATCCTTAGTAAATACAAAAAATATTAATAAAAACACTAATGTAAATAATATTCAATATACGAATTACAGAAATTTTTCGCCAAATAGCACTACGCTTAAAAAAATATCAGAAAATAGTATTTTTTCACCAACTCAAGAAAATAAAAAAGTTTTAAATATTGATTATAAAACATTTTTTTCTCCATCCGAAAATACAGAAAAAAATATAACAAATGAATTTTATAAAAATTCCAATAAAAATATAAATTTAAAAAATATTACAAAAAATAATAATTTAATTCCTGGATTACAAAAGGGTGGTGTTGTAAAAGAACCAACAGTTGCTTATTTGCACGAAAATGAAGCCGTTATACCACTAAAAGATTCGAATGAATTTTCTAATTTTATTCAAAATACAATGAATACGGTTTTAGGTGGATCTGTAAAAAATGAAACATTAAAAAATATTAATGGTATGAAAACAACAAATACATTCAATTCTACAACACAAAAAAATAATATCGATAATTCTAAGAAAGAAACAAAACAGCAACAACAAATATCTCTAGATGCTCCTATTTCTCTTTCACAACAAATAAATTCTAGAGAGGAATCAAAAGGACCAACAATACCAGTAGTTTATGCAGGATCACCATCTAAAATGGATTTTATAAAATCTACTGTAAGAACTCCTAAATGGAGAACAAGTCTGGGATAAATGAAAACCCCCTCGTTTGAGGGGGTTTCTTTTTAATCCATTTGTTCGAAAAGCTTCATCGGATCGACTTCATCTTCCACCGTATCTTCAATCTTCTGACGCTTTTGCTTCATTGAAGAGTGCTTCTCTTGAAAGTCACTCTCATCCATATCCTCTGCATTACGAGAAACTGCTGGGGCAGTTCCGCGAATATCACCACCAAGAACTTCGTGTAAACGAGTCTTGAGATCATCATAAGACTTAAAATTACTAGGAGCAACAAACTCATTCAATGGGTGTTGTTGATTCCAAAGCTTTTCAATCTTATTGTCATCTCCACCATAAAGAGCAGCAGGACTGTCAAATTCAGACTTATCATAATTCGTATAACCACCAATCTTACGAATCTTTAGCTTGAAATTGCATCCACCCCAAAAATCAAATGGATTAATTGGTTCTTCATCCTTGAATTCAGGCTTCATCTTTTCCTGAATCTTATCAAAAATCTTCGTGCCATACTTGTAAAGGAATACCTTACCTTCATTCTGAGGATTTGCCTCATCCTTAAGAACAAGAATATTTGAAATGTAAGTAGTCTTACGCTTTCGTGAACGAGCAATATTCTTATCCTCTTCGGAACCAGTATTCCAGAGTTCACTATTAAGTTCACTTACTGGATCCTTTTGGTTCATGGTAGTGAGAGAATTCTCAATATACCATCCACCTGGCCCTTGAAATGCGTGTGAAAAAAGCTTAACCCATGGGCAATCTTCACCGTTAATTTCTGGAAGGAAACGAATTACTGCAAATCCATTTCCCATCTTATCTTGCTCTGGTCGCCAAAAACGATCATCCTTATAATCCTTCTTGGTCCCATCCTCAAGCTTCTTCATGAGGTCTGAGATACTATTCTTTGAACGATTCTTAAAATCCTTGAAACTCATATTATTCTCCTGGAGATCTCCTCCGGTTCTTCTGACTGCGGGAACTCCCCGCGTGTTGATTATAGTTTGTTATTATGCTAATGTCAAGCGAATGGTAAAGTATTTTTTGATCGTTTAATCAAATTAATATTTCTTCCTTCACATTCTAGTTTTTCAATCAATGGTTGAGATAATAGTTTAGCAATTAGAGAATAATCTAAACCATATTCTTCTTGTAAGTCAATAATAGTTTCCAAATAAGTTGTTTTTTTATTCGCTACACGATTTTCAACTTTTTTAGAAAACTCTTCTTTTGTTATATTTGTAAGCATTTTTCACCTGTTAAAAGATTAATTATATATAAAAATAAAGGATTAATATGGCAGAAGACATCACTAGTAACATTAATATCACAACATATGATGGAAATGCTATTCTAGCGACCGATTATGGGACTAGTGGCACTGGTGTCACCGCTGCACATATTCAACTCGCTAAGTTGGCTTGGGGATCTGAATCAATCACTAAAAGAGTAAGTGAATCATTTCCGCTTCCTGTTTATTTATATGGTACAACTGGCTCTGCTGCAATAGGAATCACTGGAACTGTAACTGGTACTGGTGGTATTTTTCCTGTAACCAATACCAGAAATGGATTTTTGGTGGTTGGTGGCCCAACCGCTGGCTTTACCTTTGGTTATAATCCATTACAAATTAATGGTTACGTTCAAGGCATCACCAATGGTATTCTACTTGGTATTACCGGAACAGTCAAACTAAATCAAAATCTAAGTGTTCAAGGTATCACTAATGGAGTTTTAGTTGGTGTTACTGGTGGTAGAATTTTAAATAAAAATACTGACAGCGTAACTGTGTTTGGTAATGTAGGAATTTCTGGTGGTCTTGCATTGACTGCTGGTTCCAACTCCATTTCTGTTTGGGGTTCTGATAACGGCACTAAAGTTCTTTCTAGAATTTATGCCAGCGATGGAACTACATTAGGATACTCAGGGGATGCCCTCAATGTCAATATTGTTGGTGCTGGAATTACGGCTACTGTCTCTATAAATCCTGTAGTTGGTATCACTAATGGATATGGTCTTCCACTCAAGGTCTGTGGTAGTGGCTCTACGCTTGATTCTGCGGTCATTGTGCAAGGAAGACTTGCTGGTGGTGCTCTTGAGATTGGAGCCGTCACAGCGGTCCCTGTAGGCGTTACTGGTACAGTAGTAATTGATGATACAGATATTATTGATTCTCTGGAATCAACAAATAAACCACTAATTACAAATCTGGTCAGTATCAAAACAAATACTGCTATACTTTCTACAATTAATGAAAAATTAAATACTGGTATAGTACAATCTAAAGTAACTGAAATTGTTAAGCCTACAAAGTTTGTAAATGGTAAGAAAGATTTGACAACAACCGCAGCAACTATATCTGCATCAGTTGCAATTAAGATTGGTGTCCATGTTAAAGCACCACTAACAAACACAGATACCATTTACATTGGATCAAATACTTTAGCAACAACACCATCTGATGGATTCCCATTAGAACCAGGTGAATCAATCTTCATTGAAATAGATAATCCAAATAAGATTTACGCTAGATCAGCATCTACTGGACAGAAAGTAACATACTTGGCATCATAATATGGCATCAAGATCGTCATATTTAAAAAGCAAAACTAAATCAAGAGGCGAAGATGTTGAACTCGTCCCTGTTAGAAGCAATGTCTTCTACGGGATTCAGACAAAACAATTTGATGTTCAGAAAACTAATACAGAAAGAAAAATAACTGTAATACCAAATATTACTTTTTATGACAATTATACAAAAGCATTTATAGATTTTTCTGATTATTTGAATAATCCAGAAGTTTCTGATGTAAAACCATTTTTCGATTTATTGATCAATGGATTAAATTTTACAGTATCAAATGCTACATGGGTAAACCCAACCATAGACAAGACCACGTTTGATTTGAATGGCACATATAAATTTATTAAAATTGTGGATAAAATTGTTTTCGTTGAAGTTGTATCAATAAATTCATATTCATCAAAAATAACCAGATATGATAAAGAATTCTTTGATCAATTACCAACAATACAATTCACCACAACAATTACTCCAAATAAAAAAGAAATAAAAAGTTATATTTTCAATTATCTTGGAAAAAATAG